TTTTCTATTCTTCATTATCTGTTTCTGCTTCTCCTTCATCTTAGCCACGGCTTCGTTAAAGGATATCTTCCCCCCCCCCTCCACAGTCTTCCGGGGTTTCACATTTTCCGCGTTCCTCTCACCCATTCTCATGCGCCTGAAATTTTGAGCAACCTTTTTCTTGAGTTTTTTTGTCGCTTGAGTTTTGGCTTTCACCCTAAACTTGGGGCGAATGATGAGTGGTACGTTATCAACCGTTGTCCGTGTGAGTTTTTTTGGGTTTCCCTCGCGGTTTATCTTGTACTGAGCTTTGAGTCCATACTTCTTTTTATCTCCATCTTTGACGAAAAATGACCCAGTTTTCGATTGAAATATGGTGCGACGCTTATAGTTCAATAAGTTTGTCGCGATGTTCATATACTATAGGTGAGATGTTTATTTTATACACTATGAAAAAGTTCTAGTTACGATCAGTCGTACATAAACACAGCTTCATCTGGGTCCCAGTAATCGCGCTCGCGTATAGGGGCCTCAAGTTGCCTTAACCTGACCTCGGCCTCCCTACAAAGCACCTCCCATCTGTCCATCTTGCCCCACACCTCCCCGAGCTTTGACCTAGCGTTGTCTGTGTACTCGTTCCATTTCCTCTTACACTCTTCCTTGTACTCATCATAAATCTTCTTCTCAAAGGTGGGAAGCTCTTGGAGTGTTTTGAGTGAAAGTTCGTCATAGTGGACGAATCCACGTTGAGCACGGATAATCTCCCCCTCGGTTCCAATTTCCAACACAATTGTCCGAAGTCCATGTTCCACCAGGTTTTTCCAAGACCAGGACTTGGAGTCGGTCGCGGTAGTAGATATATGACCAATGAGTTCCCCTGCATCACCACCGGGAGCCCGATGGGTGTTCTTCTCACACCAAGCTTTGATAGCCTGACTCTTTCGAGACGCGGTCATACGTTTGATGGGGGTCCATATACTATTCGCTCGCTTTTCCCACTTCTCAACAAACTTGTTCTCATCGTGCATCTTATTCACGTAATTCCGAAGCTGGTCTTTGAGACGTCCGATCTCGATGGCCCTAGCGTTTTGTCGTTCTTCTATGGCTTCCCGCGTCATACCAGATCGGTCCGGTGGAGCCTCATAGTCACTGTCACTGTCATCGTCGGTGTCAGTATAGTAGAACGGATCTTCCCACAACGGTCTATCATCGGTGAGTCGATCGTTAATGCGTTTCATTTTATCAGCCATCTCCAGATAGATGCCATCAGGGATCTTACTGGAGATTTCATCGAGACATGACATAAGACTTTGAAGATCTTCCATTTTGAAATATTAAAATTTCAAATTTTAGCATCTACTTAGGTTTATTTAAAGAAAATCTTTGACATAAAGACATGAAGGTCCTAGCCATAGATATAGGATTTCACAATATGGGTCTCGTCCTCGCTGAGTGTGGGAATGGACCGGTGATAGAAGTTGAGTACATGAAAAAGGTGAGTTTGGAAGACTACAAATACATTTACAGTAATGACTTTGTTGACTTGGTTCCTTTATTTGTAGATGACCACAGGGATGTGTTCGACAAGGCTGAGAGGATCCTCATAGAGAGGCAGCCACCCCAAGGTTTTACGAATATCGAGATTCTACTACACTATATGTTCAAAGATAAGGTTCTACTAATTTCACCCGTAACTTTACATGCACATTTTGGTATGGGGCATCTAAACTACGAGGAGCGGAAAGAGCGCGTTCTTGTCAAGATGGGAAAGTATGTAGATTTAGATACGATTCCATACGAGAGAAAACATGACATAGCTGATGCATATTGTATGCTTTTATACTACAACTTTAAAATCAGTGTCCATTTTTTCGATAGGTTTAGATTTACTCGTTCCGCAAAATAGTAAGCGCATTTGCGGTGTATTCAAACATCTTGAACATTTCAGCGATGTTCTTTTTATCAATCGCAGAACGAAGTTTCTCTATATTAAAATCGAACGACTCGCGTTCTTTTTGAAGTTCCTCTTCCAATTCTTTCCTCTTATTTTGAAGCATTTCAATTTTTTGCTCAATCTCATTGAGTGTTTTCTCTAATGACTTATCGAGGTCTTCAATTTCCTTTTGATATTGTTGCCTCTGCGCTGTCAAAATTTCCTTTTTAATAGAAGACGATGTGTTTTCAAGTTTATTGTTAATACGATCAATCTTATCTTCACAATAATCCAGGTTTGAAATATAAGACTGTTTATAGAAATCTTTGATATTATCGAGGCGATAAATTTCGTTTGAAAGTTTCGTGTCCATATATACTCTATTTTAGTTTCTTATCTTTAAATACTTTGGTGACATCTTTTATAAACATATCAAAGTGTCCAAGGCGATACTGAACAAATGTCCAAAGTATGAAAAATAACGTCTTTGTTAATTTATTAACTTCGTTGTCATCCATCTTGTAGATTGGACCAACGACACGACCCATGAACGTTTCGTTCTTCTCTCGACCAGTCATGTACATTTCAGCTTGTGTGAGAGCACATGTATCGTCATTCACCGACCAATGATAAAAGATGAAGGGTATGACCATCGAATAAAATTCCAGATGTCTGCGATCATTTGTGAATGGAATGATAAGAATCCACAAAAGAAAAATAAGATGAATTAGGAAAATTATATTCATCTATTATATAATGACGGAAGAAAAAAAGATTTCCCGTGAAGATATGCGGCTATCATGGACAGATGGTCATGAAAATATTCTCAAACAGTGGGGTGAAGCTTCCGCGTGCTACAGGTATATGCACCACCGTGCGTTTTTTATTTACAGACGTTCCAGTATTCGTTTTACCTTACCAGTTATTATACTTTCTACTATAACTGGGACCGCAAACTTCGCCCAAGGTACATTCCCAGAAAATGTACAGTCGTTTGCTCCCTCAATAATTGGTGGTTTAAACCTGACTGCTGGTCTCATAGCGACCATATCCCAGTTCCTCAAAATAAACGAACTCATGGAAAATCACAGAACAGCTGCTTTGGCTTTTGGTATGCTCTCGAGGAACATTCGTCTTATGTTAGCCCTGGACAGGGGAGAGCGTAGTAAGGAGGGTTTAGATTTCGTCGGTGAATGTAAAACTGAATATGATCGCCTATTGGAACAGTCACCCTCGATACCCAAATCTGTATTGAGGCAGTTTGAGGATGAGTATCCACTTGACAACGTGTTTACTAAACCAGAAATTCTAAACGTGCGTTCAATTCCACTACTCACTTTACCGAGGACGATAGATCCAATTGAGGCGATGACTACCGGGACCCCCCTCGAGAAGTTAGGTAAATTTCTTTCAAAGAAGGATGAACCACCACCCGCTGGTTTCTTCGGACCCTCCCTAGATGAAGAGGAAGAGGAAGAGGAAGAGGAAGAGGAAGAGGATTCTACACCTGATGAGACGGAAGAAGAGACAGACGTCGAGCAAGGTAGATCAGAATAAGAATCATTAACAAATTGGTAAGCATACTACATGCAACGTATGGTACAATTTTCCTTTTTAAAGGTTCTACGATACGTTTATGTAGTGCGTCATTTTCGAGCACCAAATCTATGGCCTGATTAGTAAGATCATCGATGGATTCTTTCATTAAAGTAGTCGACCAAAAAAAAGACTCCCCAGTGACGACAATTCACACAAAACAAATTGATCTCATTCGTAGGTACATCAACGAGGGAAAAAATGTATTCATATGTGGAGCTGCTGGTGTTGGGAAATCCTATATTCTCAGACGTGTTCTTCAAGATACGAAACATGTAGAGTTACAAAGTGATCACCTAAAGAGTAAATCCCCATTTATGGCGTTCATAAAGAATTCCACAAAGCACGTCTTCATCGAAGACTACGACCCGATATTTAAACCAGTGATACAATCTGTATCGGATGGTAACCCCCTGTCCCGTGGATCTCTACTCGTGACAAGTACAAATATGTGTATGTATCCAAACTTTACGACAGTTTTCATCCAGAGACATAAACCTGATGTTCTATTGAAACTTACTGATAAGACCGGACTAGAGGCACGAAATGCAGCCATCCGTGCAAATGGGAATATCGAAATATTTTTCAAATATTTAGATGGATACGATGAGATGGATGATTTTCAGACACCAAAAGAATTTATAGCTGAGATTCTATCGGAAACTGGACCACTTGAAATATATGACAGTGTTTCCGAACATGGACATTTATGGGACATTTTTCAAGAAAATTATTTAGATTCAAAGGGTGTTGATATACTAAAAGCATCTGAGTCCTTTTCCGACGCGGATCGTTATGATGGAATAATGTATTCACAAGGTGATTGGAATCTTATGCCATACTTTATACTGCATTCTCTGACTATACCAAAATCGGCTCTCGGTATTCCACTTAGGAAGGACCAAATCCGTCCCGGGCGTTGTTGGACGAAATTTAGAAACTTCAAGATGCGGCAGCACAAGGTTGAAGATATCAAAAAGAAATCAAGGTTGGGGTTGGGGGTAGAGGAACTTTGCCTATTAAAGAGGTATGCCGAAATTGGTGAATTAGAACCCCTGGTTAGCTATAATATCACTCCACAGGATTTTGATATAATCAATCACCTTGCCGTGGGAAATGGCTTAAAATCAAGAGACGTGACAAGAGTAAAGAAAGCTTTGAAGAATGCCTACGGATGATGAAAAAGAAA